AAAAAGCAATTGTTGCATATAATCAAGAAACAGAACAATATAAGCGTGATAAATTGTATCGAGAATATATAAACTATCCATTTAATAAGCTTGTAGAAAATATGATACATACATTTAAGTTTTATTATTTTGATGTACCATATGCAGATGTTAAAGCAGAGGTAGTTGCATTCTTAAATGAAAAGATACATAAATTTACAGAAGGTAAAGGAAAGGCATTTTCATATTTTAGTATTATTGCAAAAAATTATTTAATTATAGCAAATAATGCTAATTATGCAAAAATGAAAGCAAAGGCTGATATATCAGTCATTGATGAACAGCGTGATTTAGGAGGAGAAGCTTCTTATACAGATTTTCAAGAAGTATTAAGAGATTTTACAGATCAATTTGTTGAATACTATGATAATAATCTAAATACTATATTCACAAATAAACGTGATATTATAGTAGCAGATTCATTATTAGAATTATTTCGTATTAGACAAAATATAGAAAACTTTAATAAAAAAGCTCTTTATATTCTTATACGAGAAAGAACAGGTCTAAAAACTCAAAATATTACCAAAGTTGTTAACAAACTTAAAAAAGATTTTGGTTTAATGTTTAAAGAATATCAAAGAACAGGTCATTTCTTAAGACCAAAATCATAACTCTTTATATTTATAATAAAGGGTTTAGACATGCACGAAGAATTCGAACTATTTAAAGGAACATCATTTTCAGACTTAATGAAAGATATCTATCACAATTCTAAAAAGAAGGATAGACAAATAAATACATTAATTCAAGAATTACAACCATTAATTAAAAATATAGGCGATGCAACAGTAATTGTACCGTTAATAAAAGAATATCTAGATGTATCAGTTAAGAATGATGAACATTTAGTTAAACTTGCAGCTGTAGTACAAAGATTAGTTGGTTCAGCAAAATCTGATTCAGGAGATGAGTTTGGTATGAGTGAAGAAGAAAAGGCTAGGTTACTACAAACGGCTCAGGAAGAACTAGATGCTATACATGCAGAACAAGATAATATTAGTTTGGGAAGTAAACAATGAGTAAAATTTTAGAAGTAATTGATACTACTAATGCGTATACATCTGAACCAAAAGATGAAGAGGGTGAAAAATTACCATTAGGTGCAGTTAAAGTACGATCAGCTGGTGGTGGTGGTAAAAAGAATACTAATGATGAATGGGCTATACCATTAGGACCAGTAAAACGTATTCCATTAGTAGGTGAACATATTATGACATTTAGAGGACCATCATGGTCAGCTGATCCAGGAAATACTCCACAAAGAGCATATTATTTAACATCATGTAATGTACAGGATAATTTAAATCTAGGAATTTTACCACAAACATTTTTAAGAGGAAAAGATCAACCAACAGGCCAATTAGGCGAGTTTTTAAATTCATTAGGTAATCCACAAAAAGAATCTGCATTAGATCCGTTCATGGGAGAGACATTTCAAGAACGTGAAACAATAAAGCCAATGCAACCATATGAAGGAGATACTATTATAGAAGGAAGATGGGGCCAGACAATCAGATTTGGATCAACAGTAGAAGATAGTCCACATCCGGATGCAATCAAAGGAAAAGATGTTTATGAGATAAAGGCATGTGCAGATTGGGAAGGTGGAATCTTTGGAGCTGGTTCACCAATTACGTTTATTACAAATGGACATTTTCCAATACCAGGAACAAATAAATATTCAAAAGAAAGTTTTGAATTAGACCAATCTACAATTTGTATGACATCCGGCCAAAAATTAAAAACATTTGAAACAGCTCAACCAAACCTAGGTACAGGTGTACCAAGATCAAACAAGGCTGATAGTAGCCAAGTTGTTATATCATCAGACAGATTAGTATTTAATGCCAAAAAAGAATTCTTAATATTAGCAGCAAAACAATCAGTACAAGTTGCAACACCGGATTGGGCAGCTGACATGAATGAAGTGTTATCAATTATGGACGAATTTTTAAAAGTTATGCAACAAATCACTAGTGGAGCATCTGCATATCCAACCGCACCAGGATTAGGAAATGGTCCAACACTAGCCAATCCAGCTGCTGGTGATATAGCAGCATTAGTATCACGAATGTCACAATTAAAACAATAGGAGAATAATATGCCATTAATATTACCAAATTTAGAAACTGATATCAAAAAAGCATTTAAGGCTGCAAGTAATGCAAACGGCCCAGCCGCAGAAGCAATTCTTGCTAAACAGTTGGCAATTGCAATAGACAAATATATAAAATCAGGTATAGTTACTACAGCCGTAACAACTACTGGTGGCTCTGGTGCCGGAGTTGGAGCAATCACGTAAAAAACCGCCAACATTTAGTATACCTTGATATTTATATTAAATAAGAATAGATAGGAGTATACTATGGACACAAAAAGTTTTGTAAAAATTTTACGTAAAGTGGTTCGAGAAGAAGTTCGTACCGCAGTTAAAGATATTTTAGGCGAACAAACAGTTTCGCATAAAAAGGTTATTAATCATGGATTATCATTACAAGGAATGGTAGAACAACAAGAACATCCATACAAATCAAAAGTACGTAAGAAAAAAACATTTTCTAAAAATAAAATGTTAGATGATATATTAAATGAAACTGCGGCTACTGCAGATTTTGGAAACATGCAACAAGGACCGCCAGTTTCCATGATGGAAGATATGATGACAACCAATGATGTATCTAATTTTGGATCAATGATGAATTCTTCAAGAGGAATTGATACGATACCAACAACAGATGTAGAAGGCCGACCTGTTAATACAGCTGAATTACCAGAACATCTTACATCAGCATTAACAAAAGATTATTCGGCAGTTATGAAAGCAATTGATAAAAAGAAAAGCGTTAGATAATGGCCCAACAAGAATATAGATATCATCCATTAGATTTTGAACCTGATGTGGCAGTCGGAGTATTATTACCATTTAATGGTAATGCTCCAGGTCGTACATTCAATCAAAATTATGCATCTGGATCACAGGGTGGTGCATCTGTATTTGCGCAATCATATAGCACAGAAGAACAAGCTGTATCAAATTTAAAAAATTTATTGTTAACAAGAAAAGGCGAAAGATTTATGCAGCCAGATTTTGGAACGCAGATAGTTGATAGTTTATTTGAACAAAGTACAGTTGATTTAGAAACATCAATAGAAGATGGATTAAATGAAGATATTGCAACTTGGCTGCCTTATATTATTCTAGATAATATTATTGTAGATCGTAGAATTGACCAACATGCATTAGATATTTCATTGCATTTCAGAGTAACTGAGAATGGAGCAAATCAGGTAATTAAATTATTAATAGATGAAAATGGTGTTCAAACAAATACCAATTATTAACATAGGTAGAGTAATATGGCAGACTTAGTAAAAAAAGATGTAAAATATTTAAATAAAGATTTTGCGCAGTTTCGTAGAAATCTAGTAAACTTTACAAAAACATATTTTCCAAATACATATAATGATTTTAATGAATCATCACCAGGAATGATGTTTTTAGAAATGTCTGCATATGTTGGAGATGTACTATCATTTTATACAGATGCCCAATCTAGAGAATCATTTCTTACAACTGCAGAAGAAAGGTATAATTTATATCAATTAGCTGCAATGAGTGGATTAAAGCCAAAAACATTAACTCCTGCAACAGTAAAATTAGATGCATATCAATTAGTACCTGCAATTGGTACTGGAGTAAATGCTAAACCAGATATGAGATATGCAGTAACAGTTAAATCAAATGCAGTAATAGCTACCGAATCAGATATAAAATTTAGAACATTAGATTCAGTAGATTTTAAATTTACTAGTTCAGTTGATAGCACAGACGTAACAGTTTATGAATTAGATGATAGTGGAAATGTTACATATTACTTACTTAAAAAACAAGTAGATGCAGTTTCAGGAGAAATAAAAACTAAAGAATATTCTTTTAGTGATCCAAAAATATATGATAAAATTGTACTACCAAAAGAAGATACAAATGTATTAGAAATTGTTGAAATAAGAAATGAAAATAATCAGTTGTGGAACGAAGTAAATTACTTAGCTCAAGATACAATAATGGACCCAGTTAGAAATATTCCATTTAATGATCCAGAATTATCTCAACATCAAGGCACCGTACCATACATCTTAAAATTACAAAAGACAGCTCGTAGATATGTAACTAGATTGCGAGAAGATAATAGAACAGAAATACAATTTGGATCTGGAATAAGTTCAGATGCAGATGAAGAAATTATTCCAAATCCAAAAAATGTTGGTTTAGGATTAACTTATCTGAAAAGAACTATTGATTCAAGTTTAGATCCTACTAACTTTTTATATACTAGTACATATGGTTTAGCTCCTAATGATACAACGTTAACAGTAAAATATTCTGTAGGCGGTGGAGTCCAAGATAATGTTGCTGCTAATACAATAACAACAAAACAAACAATTGAATTTGAAGAGGCAACAGAGCCATTAGATGAAGCTGTATTAACTACCGCATATAATTCTGTACAATTTAATAATCCTGATCCGGCAACTGGTGGTAAAAGAGCAAATAGTATTGACAACATACGACAAGATGCAATGGCCAATTTTGCAGCACAAAATAGATCTATTACAAAAGAAGATTATATTGTTAGGTGTTATGCAATGCCTGCAAAGTTTGGTTCAATATCAAAAGCTTATATTATACAAGATAATCAAATTGATACATCTGATCCAAATAATCGTATACCAAACCCATTAGCATTAAATTTATATGCATTATCATATGACTTTAATAAAAACTTTATAGCACCAAATTCTGCAATACAACAAAATTTAAAAACATATCTAGGACAGTTTAGAATGATGACTGATGCAGTAAACATTAAAACTGCATTTGTTGTAAACATAGGTATTGAATTTGAAATAATAACAAGGCCGAACTATAATTCAAATGAAGTAGTTCTAAGATGTATAGATTATATTAAAAATCGTTTTGATAATGATAAAATGAATATTAATGAACCTATTGTGTTATCAAACTTATTTTCAGAACTGGATAAAATAGAAGGTGTACAATCAGTAGTTGATATTGAGGTGACAAATAAATTTGATACAAAGGATGGATATTCTGGACATGTTTATGACATTGGCGCAGCAACTAAAAATAGAATAATATATCCATCTTTAGATCCGTGTATATTTGAAATAAAATATCCTAATAAAGATATTAAAGGAAGAACTGTAACATACTAGAGGAATAACTTATGATATATAACATATATACAGACCGTGATACAACATTGCATGAAAAATATCCAACACAAAACACTGGTATTGATCAAATATTATCGCTTGCAAAAATTGCATCGGGTTCATTATTAAATGGATTCTATCAATCAAATACATATAATACACGTATATTAATTGATTTCGCAACTCAACTCTCAGAAATATCAAATTCAATTGTATCAGGCGAAATACCAGTACCAGGATTAGGAACAGCTAGTAGTTCATTCTTCTTAACATTAAATGCTGCAGATGCATCTAGTTTACCAATTTCATATTCATTAATGGCCTTTCCAGTATCTGAATCATGGGATAATGGAACAGGATATTTTGATGATATACCAATTGCAACAAATGGAGCATCATGGAAATATAGAAAAGGAAGTACAGAATGGGCATCAGGATCTCAAATAAATTCAGGTGGTGCTGGGGGCACTACTGAAGCTGGTGGAGGAACATGGTATACAGAATATGAAGCAACTGCTTCATTTGATTATACATCACCTGATATAAGAATGAATATAACTTCAATAGTTCAAGAATGGTTTAAGAATACTATACCAAATAATGGACTAATTTTAAAACGACCTACTATTGATGAACGTGATAGTAATACATTTGGAGTATTAAACTTCTTTGGTAAAGATACTCATACTATCTATATGCCAAAAATTGAAGTAGCTTGGGACGATAGTAATATTGATACATCAGGATTAACAGAACTAATAGATGATAATATTACATTATACTTTAAAAATTTAAAGCCTGAATACAAAGAGTTATCTCGTACTAAATTAAGAGTAGTAGGCAGAAAAACATATCCAACAAAAACATATTCAACAGCATCATTTTATAGTAGAATTGAGCATTTACCAACATCATCATATTATTCGATA